GTTCCATACTGATCTTACATCTTTTAATTGTTCTCTAATGGCATTGTTTACATCAGAGGGTGACATACCCTCAGAGATATTGACTCCATTAATCGCTGTATTACTACTAGCTGTTGTGCTGTAATTTGATACTGTCATTTACTATTCCTTTACTAATTCTACTATTGTGTTTGGTATTTCTGCTATTAGATTGTTAGACAAGTAAGTGCCTATTTTTTGATTAACATTATTTTTGTTTTGTAAAGTATATTTTTGTAACATTAATCTTGCTAATTTAGGATCTAACATAGCATCTGATAATAATTTTGTTGTTGTCTTTGCTGGATCAACTCCTAAAATATTTTTTTGTACAAATTCAGATATAGCAAAAATACCTCTGCCTTTTACTATACCATACCAACTAGCTAAAATTATTCTTAATCTGTTTTTATTTTCATTAATTACTGCAGTAGGTGACCCAGTTGTAACTTGAAAATTAATTGCATCAAAATTATTTAGTTGTCTTTGTATATTTTCTAATACTTTTATTTCATCTTTACTAAATAATTGTTCTAAAGCATTTCTAGTATTTGGTGTATTTAACATCTGATTTACTTTGGCTCTTGATAATTCAAAATATTCTGAAGCTGGTAAATTTTTAGTTGTAGTGCTTTTTTGCCATGTCCACTCTTTTAAGGCAGATTTTAAACCCTCTAAAGAATTGCCTGTTTTATCTTGTTTTGCTAATTCAACTAATTGTGCCATTCTTTTACCAGAATCAGGTGAAGTCATTACTGAATTTATTGCTTCAATAGGACTTTTGTTTATAACAAGTTCTAAATTACTTAAATTTTGTTGTATGCTATTTTGTTTAAATTTATTTTTAGCATCTTCTACTTTTAAGGCGTAAGCATTAACTTTTTGATTTCCTGTTTTTACAGCTTTTTCAAATGATTCAACCTTTGCTTTTGTTTCAGGAAATAATTTAAAGACAGAAGAATAATTATCTTTAAACTTTTTTATTTTAGCTGGAACAGCATTTCCACTTTGATTCATCACAGATCGAGCAAGTTGCATAGCAACATAATCATTTATTGCTTTATTTGCTTGAATGACTGAACCAGAATTTTTAATAATCTTTGACAAACTTTCTATAGCTTCTAAAGAACCCCCTTGTCTGCCTAATATAAATTTTGAAGCAACTAAACTTTCAGGTATAGCTGTATTACTTCTAACTCCTTTTCTAAATTCATTACCTATGCTTTGTCTAAATAAAGGTACATACTCTTTTTTATAATATTCTAAGGCTTCTTTTGCTCTTATTCCAGCGTCATCAGACTTCTGTGCTACTATCTCAGTATAATCATCTAAAGTTTTTTTAATTTCATCTAATTTAGCAACTAATGCACCTTCATCAGCTTTTTTTGCTTTATTAATGTTGTCAGTTAATGATGATCTAAAATCTTGTATTTCACCAAATGTTACTGGCTTTGCTGGTATAATAACTAATTTATTGTTAATTTTTTTCTTTGTAGGTTTATATAATGATTTAATTTTTTTTATTACATCAAGAGAATTTAAAACATCTGTAGATAAAGAATCACCACGACTCTTTGGTTTTGACACTTTTTCAACTACTTCCTTTACAGGATTTATATCAATAAAACTTTTATATTCAGGATCAATAGCATCAAATAGTTGATTTTTCTTTTTTGTAGTATCTTCTAGTCTTTTTCTAATAATTTTACTCAAACTTATAGATGCAGTGTCACCTACAGAAGATGTAAATTCTTTAGAAAACTCATCTACAATATTATCAACCTCAGCTACAGCTTCTTTTTTTTGTAGTTCAAGTTTAGTTGTTCTAAATCTTAATTCTTCAGCTTTGTTTTTAAAAAATTGTTCAAAGCTCTTATCTGAAGTTCTATTTTTTAAAAGTTTATCTAATTCTTTATTAAGAGTTTCAATATTCTCTATTCTTCTTTGTGGTATTCCTGAATCTACTTTGTTTGCTAGTGCTTTTTCTACAGAAATTATCTGTGGATCGCTAGTTATTGTTCCTAAAGTTGGTTTAACATTTACCTTTTTTGCCTGTCCTAATTCGTAATCTATTTTGTTTAAAATCTCATTAGTTTTAATTAAATCATTTTCAATTTTTTTTGTATCTACATTATATTTTTTTGGTGTAATGGCATCTGTTACAGTTTCCATTTTACCTTTTTCTGTATATGGTCTTATAGTTCTGTCATAAATAAATTTTGCTGGTTTAGTAACTCCTTTTATAGCTGTATCAACAATCGGAGCAACAAATGGTGTTTCAATTCCAACCTTTACTCGTTTTACAAAGTTGCTATCACCTTCTCTAATTTGTGTTGGTAAATTAAAGCTGTCTCCAATCGTAAAGGCATTATCAGGGTTTGTTACTACAATGTCTCCTACTGTAGCACCAGCTATTCCTATAGCGTATTTACTTTTCTTTCCTAGATTTTTTGCTTTTTTAATTGTGAAATCTAATGCTTTTTTTGCACCAGCATATCCACCTACTCCATATTTAATTAAATTAGCACCTAAATCTTCTGCTGGAGTAACTTTAAAATCAGGAATAGTTTTATCTATTTTTCTTGATATTTCTTCAGCTTTTTCTGATCCTGTAGCAAAAGAATATATATCTGTCGGTAATGTTGCAACACTTGATACAATATCTCTAGAAGCCTTATTAAAAGAATTAGATAAATTGTCTAAAAATGGTATGTAATCTCTTAAATCTGTTGAAAATCCACCAGTCAATTCTTTTTCTTTTTGCCTTACTTCTTCAGGATCAATAATTTTTTGTTGTCCAAAAAAACCTTCATTATTTTGTTTTGACAAACCAATTTTTAAATCAAAATCTGACTTAGTTAATGTGTCTTTATAATATTTATTGTAAAGTTTATCTGCTAATTCGACATCAGGTATGTCTTTATAAACTGGATATTGGTTTTTAAACTGTTGTAAATCCATTATAAAATTCCTAAAGGATCATCGTTAGATGGTTGGTTTATTATTGGGCTTGATGTAGATATTTCAAATTTATTATAAAAATCTTCAAATTTTGCATCTTCTGGTAAAGCATTATATCTTTTTGCATTATTAAATTCCACTAATGCAAATTGATTTATAGTGTCCATATTATCTTCAAGAATAGCTATTAATGATTCTTTGTTTGAACTTAAACCTTTCAGACTTTCCATAGCAAATTTAAAGTCTTTATCACTTATTCTTCCGTCAGGGTTATTAACAAGTGCCTTTTGATAAGCTAAAGTAATTAGCAAACTATCTGCAATACCTGTGGATTTTACTACATCATCAATCAGACTTTTGTTTTTTGACACTAACGCTGTGTCAGAAATTTTTTCTTGCATTTTATCATCAGCAAATATTTCAACAGATTGTGTGATGTTTTGTCTAATGCTATCAATTATTGCTACAGTGGCTTTAGGAAATGATGCTGTTAAAGTATTTGAATTATTAAGGTCATTTATTAATTTTTCTGTTAATACGCCTGTTTGTTCAAAATTAGATATTTTATCTTTAAAAGCTGTCAATGCTTTATCGCTACCCTCTAACATTTCTTTTGTGGCTTCAAAAGGTATTAGTGTTCTTCTATATTCAGGATCAAGCTTATTAAATTCTGAATTTGTAATAGTCAGTGTTTCACCATTGGGATCTTGATATGCTCTTGGAACTTCAGCTTTTGGTGCTGTTTGATTTCTATCTAAAAATTTTAAATATTCTGCATTTGTTGGTGTATCATCTGTTCTTAAATATTCTTTATAACTGTTGGGATCTGTAGAAGCTTTAACACCTTTTCTAATCAATTCATTATCAATATACAAATCTTTTGTTGGATCTACTTGTGTTATTGATGGTTGCATAGTATCAAGTAATTGTGATGCAGTAGATAATTTTGCAATTTGGTCTGCATTTCTTTGCCTTCTTAATTCATTAGCTTGATTCATCGCAACACCTAAAGATTGACCTAAAGAAGTTGGCATTGATGAATAACCTGATTGTGCTAGTAATCCCATACCAATATCACCAGCATAAGGACTTTTAACAAAATTCAATAATCCACCACCAGCGTTTTGTCTTTTACCAAAAATATTACCAAGTTCTGATGTTATAAAACTATTTAATAATGATCTATTATCTTTAATTGACATTAGGCGAACCCTCCAAGAAGTCCTCCTCCGATTGCACCAAACAGAGGATTACCAAACATAGATGTACCACCTATTTGACTTGCAATATTTGCACCTGTTAATGCACCACCAAGTAATCCAGCACCTGTGTTTCTAAATACAGGTTGTGTAGATACTGTTTGTGTTGGTACTGGTGAACCTAATGCACCTAAATATTGGTTTAATTTTAAGAATGGTTTTTGTTGTTCGTAATCAAAACGAGCAATAGCATCTTGTAATTTTGTTTGTTCAATGCTTTCTCTATCTGCACCTACTTGTGCTAGTCTAGAAATATCATTGTAATCCATTTCTCCTAATTGTGGAGCTGACATCATAGTTTGAGCTTGTAATGCTCTTTCTCTATTAAACTGATCTCCATAAACTTGATTTGCTAATCTACCTAATGAATCAGCTAATATCTCTTGATTTGCACCTGATCCTAATCTACCAGCTTTACTAAACTGTGATTGTACTTTTGATGTTACATCATCAGCCATTTGATTAAATAAACCTTGTGAGTAAGGATTAGTAGTAGGTGATAAAAAATCTCCAGCTAAAGTTTGTTGTGCAAGGTTTTGTGACTGGTTCAGTAATGGATTACCAGCAATAGCTCTAGCTGTAGCTAAATCTAATGAAGCATTTGTAGCCGCAGATGGATCTACATAAGTATTATTAGGAAAGAAATTTGGCGTATCAGCTTGAAATAAATCTTGCCCATAGTCAATAGCTTCTTCTAAGTATGGTCTAATAAACTCAGATGGTTCAGCAGATGATGTAGTTGTTACGTTTTGTGGTGATGATCCTTTTGACATTTTATATTTCCTTATTTAGTAAGTATGCTTTAACTCTAAATCCTTTCAATTTTCTTACCCAACCTTTTCGTCCAGCGACTTCAAGGTGAGTACAATTTTGTTTTTTTGCGAATTTTTCTATTACTTCTTGTATTCTTTCTAACCAATTATCTAGGTTACTACCACCAGCTAAAAAGTATCGTAATACTTTTGACTGAGGGTATTGTGCTATTTCAGTTACAACAGCACTTTCTACTTTTTTATTATTCCAACTAATAAATAGTTGCATACGATCATTAGCCAATCCGTAGAGTATGTCCTCAATACTATAAGTTTCGTCTAATGCTTTTTCTAGTAATGGAGATACTAAACTCCAAATAAATTCAACATCTTCACTAGGTACTCTAGTGACTACATTATCCAATAACACAGTATGATAAGTTTTGGTCTGTGTTTCCTGAACTTGCATGAGTTAAGGTTGCACTTCCACTGGATCTAGCAGAAACATGAAGTCCATTGAAAGCTGTGCTACCATTTGCAGTTGTTGGCATAAACAAGATTATTGAATTACCACCAATTCTTGCATCGGTAAGAGTTGTTGTAGTTTGACTTGCTCTCAGTGTTATTGTTCCTGTGCTGTTTAATTTACCATTAATTGTATTATTTAATGATGTTGAAACTAGTCTTAAATGTTGTCCAGTATCAGGTATTGATAATGGAACTGTGGGAAACTGATTATCTGCCACCTTCAGGTCTCGCTTCTATGTCAACTCCTGACATGGTGTTAAAATTTCCTGTAACATTTACCCTAATACGATGATACCTAGAGGTAGATCGTAGAGGACAAGTGCCAGTATCATTAGTGTCAACAGAAGTGCCAGTTGTTGTGGTATCAAGTTGTGATTGCCTTGTTATAGGTGTTATTGTAACAGATGTATTTGATGTGCCATCAACAATAGGTCTGCACTCTATTAGTGTTGATCTTTTGCCTTTTGCACCCTCAAACTCTGTTGTATCGACTGTAGCGTTTAAACTATTTGCAATAAACTTTCCAAATTTATTTGCTGAGTTAAAACCAGCTAGACCAACAATACCTTCTTTATAAAAGTATGAGTCTAATGATTTAGGTAAGTTATCTAAATCACCTAATACATCTAAACTTTCTAATGTAGTAAATGCTTCTTGAGAAGCACTAGCAATAAATTCTAAGTCTTGACCACTTCCAGTTGACCATTTATCAACTGCATAATTATAAATTAATAATTTGTTATTTGTTGTTCCAGTAGCACCTGATCCACGATAAGACCATACAACAATACTATTGTTGGGATCAACAGCAGATGTAATACCATCTAGATTAGATGATAAATCATCGAAGAAAAAGTTATCAATTTTACCATTACCAATGGGTGTTAGTTGCTGTCCACCAGTTAGTTTATAAAAACCATCTTGTGCTAAGAAGAAAACCATGTTTCCGTAAGAAGCTACAGACTTAGGTGCAAATGCTCCAATGTTGTCAGCTATCTTGTTAAACTGAAAAATTAATGGAGTACCTACATATTCCATTCTGTAGATTGCTTTTTCCATAAAAATCACACCAGCAGATTCACCGCCTACAATGGCTTGAACATTACCATGACTACCCACAATGTCTTGAAAGCCTGACTGTGTTGCTTGGCTTGGAGTCCAAGTTGAACTGTCATTAATACCTGACCACTTTACTCTTTGGTTGTATTCTACACTTGACTCGTCAGTGTAACCAACAACAACAAAGTCTCTAATAACAGCTATAAACTTTGCTTTTAATGCTATTAGATCACTAAAAGCACTATCTACACCTTCTTCAAACTTTTGTATATTGTCTGCAAAGTTTGTAGCTATAATGTTTGAACCAAACTGTGTAAATGCCCAAAAGTCTCTAGCATTTTCTGTAGTTGAGTTATTATATCCACCAGATTTACTTTTATCTTGAAAGACAAGAGAGGAGTTCATCTGATATAATTTAGTAGCATCACCAGCATAGTTAGTAGAACCACTAGCACTAAAACTTGTAAATAAACCTACTGCACTACCTGATAATCCTGTACCGCTTAGTGCCTGAAAACCAGCTAGGCTTTTATAACCTTTAGCAAGAGGTAATACATTATCTACAACTAATGCACCTGAGTTCTCATAAGTGGGTAAATCTGATTGTAAATCACCAAATTCAATCATTTTATGCTACCTGTGGTGTTGACATCTGTAATGGTGATGTTGTTGTTGATCCTCTTGATGATGTTTCGTTTGCATTTTTTAATGCCTCTTTGTAAAGAGTTCCCCATGTATTTATTCTTTCATCTTGCATAATAAATGGAGCTGACTCTGCTAATGCACCATATAAATAGAGTTCAGGATAATTTGTTAATATTGTGTTTGTAGTATTTGTGTCAGAAAGTGTGTCTAATTTTTTGTAAAAGTTTATTTGTAATGTTGTTGCTGAGTCAGGTGGTCTGCCCAAAAGAATATTTGTGCCAACTATTGTAAAAAATTGTGGCTTACCTCTACTCTGACTATCATTATATTTGTTATAAAAATCACTATTATTAATAAATTTAAGTGTGCAATAAGGATCACTTTGATAAATTACAGTGGTTGCTTCTATATATCCAGTTGGTAAAGCATAGCTCTGTGTACCTGACACAGTTGTTATTGTTGTGTCTGTGTTTACCATTTCTCTAACACGCAATTCTCTATTCAATCTTGCCTCTGTAAGTGTAATAAAATCACCAAGAAAAGCAGTCAAATCACTTCTATTAAGATAGTTAGCTATTGATGTTTTGAGATTTGTGTATGTGTCTATTGCCATTATAGGTTTCCTGTATATATTCTAAAGTGTCTGTTATCTGAGTCGTTCAACCATTTAAAAAATCTAGGTTTATCAAGGACTTTACCACTATAATTTAGTATTCCTTTTTTAGCTAGTTGATGAACTACAATGTTTGGTAGCCTTGCAACTCGATAACCTTTTTCATTTTGCATAGCCTTAGACTTATATGCACCTTCATTTTGTGCTAATTTGTTTGCGTCTAAGATTTCTTTAATAGTTGCTTGATCTTGATAGTTTTCAATATGATATTTATTCTCAGCTTCATCAACGATAAGGTTAGTTCTAACTGATGCCTGATCGTCAGGATCATTAAGTGAAAACTTTTTTGCCATTATTTAAGTGCTTTTGCAATCATCATATCTACTGTGTCTTGTATTTCTAGACCTTGATTGCTTCTCATACTAAGCATTGGATCATACTTTCGATCTCCACCTGATGTTTGTTTAGATTGTCTCTTACCAACACCTCTTGAGGTTGTTTGATCTTTTTTAATTGCACTAGCAACAATTTTGTAAAGTTTAGATGAATGTTTTTTGTTTGCAAATACTGTCATTTTTTCCTCTCTAATTGAAAAGGGAGGGCATAAACCCTCCCTAGTATTTAACTACAATTATGCAGTTAAGTTAAATATACCAAAGTTTGCGTTAGGTGCTTTTGCACAAAGAGTCCACTCAGCTAAGAGTAGCTTCTTGTCTGAGTCACCAGTTTTTGCAAGATCAGTAGTTTGGAATGGTCTTAAAAAGTCCACACTCCACATATCCATTTGTAGGATATCTACTCTGTTTGCGTTTTGGTGTCTGTCAGGTACAAATGCAACTTCACCGAAGTCTGATACATAGATGTCTGTAGTTCCGATAGATACTTTATCACTAGCATCTTTGTATTTAGTTGCTACACCAGCAAATGCAGATGCAGTCTGCTTGTGTGATGGTGACATAAGAATTGTCTCAGGCTCTCCACCTAGTTCAAAGGCTTTTAAAAGACCTTCTTTAAGTAGAGTTTCTGTGTAAGTTCTGTTTGTTCCACCAGCAATAGCTGTGCTTCCGTCACCAGCTGGACTAGCTGAAGGTGAACCACCTTTTGAGAAGTTACCAGCGGCACTTGAAGTTCCAGGTTTGTTACCTCCGTACCAAGTTCCAACTGAAGCGGCTTCTCTAGCTGTAGATGCGTTACCAGCAACTTTTGCGTTTTCAATACCTACCATAGCTCTTTCAATGTCTCGCTTGATTTCTTTACCCATCTTTGCGAGTTGATAAGCCATTTGTGTTGACATTCCAGCATTATCTACTGCATCGTCTGTACCTGAAATGGTTACTGACTTTGCTGAGATTTGTGTTCTGTTGTTAAGTCTGACAGTAGCAGTTCTTGCTTCTCCGTCATAATCATCACCTTCGATCTGTGCGTTAGCCGCAGTATCAGCTAGTGAGTCTGTTTGCCATTCGTACAATGTACTTGAGGCTGTACCTTTTGATGCGTTGCTCATAAAAGGAGTTTCTGATGGACTAATATTATAAATTACATCAGCTAAATCTTCTCTTATAGAGTTTGCACCATCATAGGTATCAAAAGTATTGGT